GATAGAAGTTTTTCCATTTCCTTTTCACGCTGAGTAGATTCCTTAATGATTCTAACTTCACGATCCTTTGATTCGACTAATTTCTGGGCTTCTTCAGCCTGTTGTTTAGCCTCAGCCAATGCTTGCTCTTTGGCTTTAATTGTTGCTACTAACTTGCGTGATTCAGCCTTATCGTTTAGATAAGTTACTGAATATTCGCTAGCGAATGCTTCATACAATTTACGTCCAAAGTTGTTTTCACGGGCTGTTTTAATATCTTCTTTGAGTTGTGATAGTTCACCCTTCAATTGAGATGCAACAGCGGCGCTAACTCTCTTGGCACTTTCAGCAACGAAACGTTGCTTGAGTGTTTCAAGTTTCTCACGACCTTCTGCGACCAACTTGACACGAGCCTCAACAACTGCTTGTTTATCTTGAGAAAATTCTTTGATCTCTTTTGCAAGAGCATGTACAACGAATTGCTCAATCTTTTGTTGATTCTCCATCTGGGCTTTACGATCATTGCGTAGTTCTTTGATTTCTTCTGATAATTTTGTTACCATGAACTCATTAAACTTGGCAGCATTTTCATGCATTTTGACCTTAGCCTTTACGCGGTCTTCATTAAGAGATTTTCTTTCTTCGTGAAATTCTGCAATCTCACCTGAAAGACTCTCTGTTATCATCTTATCAAGGGCCTCTACCATCACAGTACGGTCATGTTCGTAACGGTTAGCGAATTCTTCGCGTAGTTCGGCACGAACTTGATCGCGGGCTTCAGTCAACTTTGATTCCCAGACCTTTTGAATTTCGCCTGAAACTTCTTCATTGATTAGACCACTCTCTAGTAATGGTTTGATAGCATCTAACATGCTCATATCCCCTATTATTTTAATTTAAGTTCTTTGATGAGGCGTTTTACTTCCTCACCTAAATAACTTTGTACCTTTTTGTTGCCCCTTGCATCCCTTGCGATTTCCAATACTTTATGACCATGCTTCATATTCATGAGGCTTTCGTATATTGCTTTGGGATATGCATTAGGTGCGCTTGGTTGTGCAACGATGTCAACTGTGATTATTTCAAAATCACTCACTTTGCCGTCCATGTCGTTTACATTACCTGATCCACGACTTGAAACGCCTAGTTTCACTCCACTCTCCAACATTGTCTTTACTAACTGACCCATTGGAGTTGGTAGAATCTTTAATTTTCCGAAACCGTTTGCGCCATCCATCCACATGCTTGTGATCATATGACTGACACGGTCTAGATTAATCTTTAAATCGTCTGGGTGATCTACTTCACCTAGAACTGAGTAACCTTCTTGAATTTGTTTATTCAACGTATCAACTGCGTTTTCAATTTCAGAAACGGGGTAAACACGCTCATTGGCGTTCTTTACCCCACCCTGAATGAAGATACCCTTCATATAGAGGGTCTTCAGATCGCCTTCCTCCTTAACGGATTCAACGATCATGTTCGCTCTATCGAACGTTAAGTGTTCTCTTAGATACAAAGCCATTGTACTCCAAGTTACCTTTTATTAGCCCTTGCTCACTGGGCTCTTAGTGTTAACACCTGATGCCTGTGATGTCACTGGCTTAGGTGCTGCCTTGAGTGCTGGTGCCTTCTTCATGCCTGGTGTGTTAGCAACATCACCAATCAAATCACCTTCACCCTTAGTACCATAGTTGCTTGCCTTTACTGGACCGCCGCTCTGCTTTAGGTCTCCGCCTGCTGAGAAATTAACTGGCTTAACACCTGCCGCTTCGATTTTTGGCTTATTCAATGCTGGGCTTTTTGTTTGAGCGCCATCATCACCGCCAATCTTGCTGTCGTATAGACCTGGTACTTTTTGTAATTGTACTGCTTCCATCATTGCTTCTTCATCGCCGACTTCAGCATCTACTTCAACTTCTTCGCTGTCTTCGCCGCCATCTAGGATGCGCTCAAAGTCAGCAAGTAATTCTTCAAACTTGTCTTTTACATCATCGACAGTCTTTGGTTCTTCGTCATGACCTGCTTCTAGGTCGTGAGTTACTTCTTCGCCGTCTTCTTCGGCTTCATCATCAAACTTGATGTCTGCATCGTCTTCTTCGTCTTCAACAACACCTGACTCTTCGACATCAATTTCTGACATTAATTGGCCTACTTCACCAACCATTTCGTCGTCCATTTCGCCCATCATTTCTTCGTCCATGATTGACTCATAGATTTCGCGTGACTTTTCAACAACGATCTCGTGGAATAGTTCGCGGGCTTTATCTTCTTGCTCATTGATGATGAGGTCAATAAGCTGTTCGTATTTCTTGTTTTCCATTGTTGTTTCTCCTGG